AACCTTGCAACCTGCTGCTTCATAGATAACTTTGTTTTAACATTCATTAATTGAAATAATCCGTAGGCTCCAGATTTTGAATTTTTAGAATGTAGATGAAAATTTGATTCAATCTTAACCAAATTCATCGTGCAGTTGATTTCTTTGTTCGTATAACCTGATCCAGAAAGTAGGAGGGTTAACGATACAATAATTTCAATCACTCTTCTGTGACTGGTTGCACCTCTAGTGGTAGTTCCACTTTAGCCTCAACAGGCTCTTTCTTACTTACTTTAGCCTTGGGCTTCTTCTTCTCATAGTCCCAGTCTTTAACTGGAATTAGTTTGCCTTCATAATATACATTTTTAGCCATTTCTACTCCTCTTAGCAAGGATTGCGTAGATATCATCTACTCGCTCCTCTAGCCTTGTGATTTGGTCTTTCATGCTGGACCCAGAATTTGGTCGCAACTCATGCAAGAACTTACTTATCATCCATTTGGAAAAGCCAAAGAAGGCTCCTAGGACACTCACTGCTCCCGCAAAAACGGCAGCGATTATTTCTGGGTTAGTCAACATACACTAAGTATACAATTGAGGTAGATTAACCTTGGAGGAAATCAATGGAAACCCTGAATTTACAGCCACCAACCATAGAATGGCGGGTATATCGTAATGATAATGCCGTCATGAGCCTAGTATTGGTAGATAGCAATGATGATGCAATAGACTTAACAGACTGGGACTTTTCTGGTTTGGTTAGAGAATATCCTACTGACGAAACAGAATTGTCAGAATTGCAGATAGTTAAGAATGAGAATGTTCTTACAATTGCATTAGACACAACAGAATTAACATTGGTTAGTTATTTTGATATCCAAGGAATTAATAGCAGCACTTCTAATGTTTCAACAGTACTTAGAGGCCAAATCTTTGTTGAAGAGGATGTAACACGATGACAATATTCACACTATCCACAGGTACAGTAAAAATAATTACACCTGATGAACTTAAAGTTTATGCAGCAGGATTAGAAGTTGCAGCAGGCCCACAAGGGCCTAAAGGCGATACAGGTGCTACAGGTGCTAAAGGCGACAAGGGAGATACAGGAGCAACTGGTGCAACAGGAGCAACTGGTGCTAAAGGTGACAAAGGAGATACTGGTGCGACTGGTGCTACTGGACCACAAGGCCCTACAGGTGCAACAGGTGCACAAGGTATTCAAGGAATCAAAGGCGACACTGGTGAACAAGGTCCTACAGGAGCGCAAGGGCCTGTTGGTCCAACTGGTGCAACAGGAGCGACTGGCGCAACAGGAGCGACTGGTCCTAAAGGCGATAAAGGCGATACTGGAGACCAAGGTATTCAAGGTATTCAAGGTATTCAAGGAGAAACTGGTTCACAAGGCCCTCAAGGAATCCAGGGAGTTAAAGGCGATAAAGGTGACCAAGGAGATCCTGGTGCTGATGGAGACCGTTATCATACAACATCTACAACAACAGAAACAATTGTTGGTAATGGACAATTAACATTTTATACAACAGATTTACATCTTGACTACTCAGTTTCACAAACAATTATTATTGCTTATGATTCTGCTAACCATATGCATGGTGAAGTTGTTTCTTATAATGGAACTACTGGTCAATTAGTTGTTGATATTAAAAACAAAGTAGGTAATGGAACACATTCATCTTGGACAATTAATCTAGATGGTGCTGTTGGTATCCAAGGCCCTGCAGGACCACAAGGTGAACAAGGCATTCAAGGAGAAACTGGGCCACAAGGTATTCAAGGTGAACAAGGAATCCAAGGGCCTCAAGGAGAACAAGGCATTCAGGGAGAGCAAGGTATCCAAGGGCCTGAAGGACCTCAAGGAGAACAAGGGCCTCAAGGCATACAAGGTATCCAAGGAGAGACTGGACCTCAAGGAGCACAGGGAATCCAAGGTGAAACTGGTCCTCAAGGAATTCAAGGCGAGACAGGACCGCAAGGACCGCAAGGAATCCAAGGAGACCCAGGACCAGAATTAACTGCTGGACCTATCCGTTCATCTGGCGGTACATCAACAATTCATTCACAAACAGGTACAGGCGATACATTTGTAATGAGTGCTGGTACTCCGACAATTACAAGCGGTATTATTATTGATGGAATTGATATTAACAATGGAGCAGGTACTGGAACTGGTAATATTGCAATAGGTTCTGGTGTACTTGCTAATAACACAACAGGTTTTGAAAATGTTGGTATTGGTGCTGGTGCTCTTGCACAAAATACCACAGGTCAGTTTAACTTTGCTATTGGTGGTAATGCTTTAGCAGCAAACCAAACAGGCTCAATTAATACTGCTATAGGTAGAGCAGCATTACTTCAAAACCAAGATACTGGAAATACTGCAATTGGTGCAGATGCACTACAAAATAATACATATGGTTATTACAGCACTGCAGTAGGTTCTCAGGCACTTGTTTCTAATACTACAGGTGGATTAAATGTTGGTGTTGGTGCTTTTGCACTATACGCAAACACAACAGGACAGAGAAACGGTGGTTATGGTCAGTCTGCTCTAGAATCTAACCAAACAGGTAGCAACAATGTGGCTATTGGTGATAACACTCTTGCTGGAATGAATGGTCAGTCAGAAAACACTGCAATAGGTGCAAGAGCACTTGGAAGTGCAGGTGGAGTATCTCAAAGCACAGCCGTTGGTTATGGTGCTGGTCGCTATAGCAACAATGGAGCACGAAATGTATTCCTTGGCTATAAAGCAGGAGAAAACGAGACTGGCAATGACAAACTATATATTGCTAACTCAGGCACATCAACCCCATTAATTCAGGGTAACTTTGATGCAAGTGGCGGAACAAACGGTAGCGTAAGAATTAATGGACAACTCTACATCCAAGGCGGAACCCCATCATCTTCAACAGATGGAGGAAACTCAGGAACCATCATTTGGGACAGCAACTATATTTATATTTGTGTCCAAGGTGGCCCTCCAGGATCAGCACAGTGGAAGAGAGCCGCATTATCGTCATGGTAATGCCCTTTAGAAGCCTTCTAAGGCCCTTTTAAGCCACTTTTAGCAAGGTTTGGTATCTGGATATAGGTAAAGCCTTTAAAAGGTCTTAAAACCGCTATTTGACAGTTATCAATTGTTGGTGCTATAATTAGAATGTATATCTCCGACATATATACACCAATGGCCCTGGCAGGCGTTAATCTCTTTTCCTCTGCTGGGGCCAAACCCTTTCTTGACAACCTTAAAATAATAGTGCTATACTTATATCGTTGGACAGTTTCGGACGGCAAATTGCCCAGGGTTAAACTCCAACCGACGGAAATAATATTCCTGAGTATCTATATCTGTTATTTTAAATAAATAGCGGATATAGGGTTGTACTCAGGAAATGAGTTTTACTACTTGATTACTTCCTTTGATGAACTCATTACTTATGCCGTGAGGCATCCCGCAGGGGAGGAAGAGAGAACAATGAACAAACATGAAAGAACCAATCGTGCTGTTAATACTAAAGCAGGATTACAACACCAAGACTTCAATTGGAAGCAAATAACCAACAAATATAGAAATACCTGCTGTGTCTGTAATAGAGGCATCTCATCAGGTGAGACGATTCTTTGGAACAAAAACCATTCATTGGTAATGCACCTACCAGAGGTTTGCAGTTTCTTGGGCACTCGTAAGAAGATGCCAGCAAGACGCAAGATTCAGGATAATGGAATGTTTCCTATTGAGGTGCGCTATGTTAAGTAATAAGGATAAGGCTATTGCTTGGGGTATTACAAGAAAAAAGATTATTGCTACTTTTCATAAGAATAGCAAACCACTAGATAATGGCTGTATTGAATGGACCAAATCAGTAAATGAGAATGGATATGGCAATTTTGGCATAAGCATTTCTGAATCAGGTAGGCCAAAGCCATGTGCAGTCTATGCTCACCGTTTTGCCTGGGCATTAAAGCACGGTATTGAAGCATTACCATTAGGCATAGGAAGATTAGGAACTGGAGATAGACTGGTTTTGAATCATATCTGTCATAACCGTAAATGTGTCAATACTGACCATTTGGAACCAATTATGCACTCAGAGAACATAAGTCCTAAAAAGAAAAAGCCTAAGAATGGCTAAAAGAGGCAGACCAAAGAATCCTGAGATTTCGGTTTGGGATAAGAAGTACTATTCCTTGGATCCTAAGCAAGATGCCAGGGCAGAGAGATTAGTAAAAGAAGAAAGACTAAATAAAGCAGTAACAAAACTGTTTATGTTGGCCTTTGAAAAAGAGCCAAACCAAAAAGATGTTGGAATCATAAATAAGGCTGTTTCTGCTATACTTAGGGGTAATGACACGAGCACCTAAATATGGCTATTCAAACAATCCCTTCTACTACCTGGGCAAGTACAAGACTACCCAAAGACCCAGGGTATGTGAAAGATGTACCCAATCAGCCTATTACTACCATCATGACTGGGGATGGTGTTGTGCAGCACATCTACTAGACCTGGTAAATATAGGGCAATTAGCCTTTAACTGGGATGATTACAAGGAGGTTTGGGATAGATGCGAGAGGTTACTCCAGAGGGAGCCAAGACAGTCTGGTACTGTGAAGAATGTGGATGTGGATATGAACGATGCTGTGAGCATGGAAGACCCATTGGATGGGTTCAAGGAGATGGACTATGAGTAAGGCTAACCCCTACAGTTCGGCGGAATATAAGAAGAACCGTAAAATAATCCTAGAGAATAGCCAATATACATGTCACTACTGTAATGCCCCTGCTAATACAGCAGACCATATAATCCCTGTATCTAAGGGTGGAGGACATGAGTTATCTAACCTATTACCAGCATGTACTAAATGTAATAGCAGTAGACAGGATAGAACACTGATCAGGCTTGGCTATTGGAATAAGAGGTATTCATGATAGGTAAAGGCTTAGGCATGTTAGGTAAAGGCTATGCTGGTTTGGCAATACAAAGGTTTGATGGTTTGGGATATGATGGTTTGAGTATAGTAAATACTACGGCCTTTCTAAGGCCTGTCCAAATAGTGAGACAGTTCATCTCAAACCTTGAGACAGGGAATTCCCGCTATGCCCCATATCATAGGTTTGAAGGTTTGTCAAGCACCCCCAAGAAAAGCGGGGAACAAAGAAGAATACCAACTATCCCTATGGTAATAACAAACCATATATCTGGATATGAAGGTTTGGCAGATATGCGGATATAAAGGTTTGATGGTTTGAAAGAAAAAAGGTTTGGGGTTTTTTTATTTTCCATGCAGGAACCCTGTAAGAGTATAATAGAAATACCAAACCAAAAATAGTAAAAGGAGTAATATGAGAACAGGAATGAGCCAAGGCCCTAGAGGTCTTAGAGATGTATCAAAAGTAAATGAGCCACTTAATCTAGATTTCAGCCTAGAGGAAAGTGTCCGTAAATCCATCCTAAAAGCGACATGGTTAGATGAGGTAGATTTGGGAGCAGCCAAAGAAGCAGTTATGCTTGCAGAGACTATGGATCAATTCCCAGATAGACGACACCAGATAGCCCCAATCCTTATTGGCCTATTGTCAAACCTTGGTCTGCTAAATAACCGTAAGAGTACAGAAATGTCACCTGCAGAAATGTTACAGGCTATTGCAAACGGATAAAGACTGGTTACCAACATATTGGACTGAGCCACTTCATAATGATTTCCCTACTGATGGGGAAAAGGTTATTAATATTAGTCAGACTCTTTGGAGAATCCCTGAGAAAAATGACGAAATATTAACCCTAACTGACTGGCAGAAGTGGTTAATCCGCCATGTCTTAGAACGATACCCAGATGACTTCCACGACCCTTCTAAGGCTGGTAGGCTGCGTTACAAGCAGGTCGTGATATCCATGCCACGGAAGAACGGAAAGAGCCTCCTAGGGGCCTTATTTGCCTTATATGGCATGCTTCTGCATGAACCTGCACCTGAAGTAATATCTGTGGCAGCATCTGCAGACCAGGCTAAAATTGTATACCGTCGCCTAAAACACCAGGTAGATTCAAGTGAATTGCTTGCACATTTCTTTAGCAAATCAACGGAACACAGAGGACTTTGGACAAAAGACGGTACAGGAATGTATAAGGTTATTGGTGCTAATGTTGCAACGGCTCAAGGCTTACATCCATCAATGGTCATATTTGACGAACTCCATGTTGCCAAGGAAGATGTGTGGACTGCAATGTCCCTTGGATCAGCAACTCGTACAGATGGACTAACGATTGGTATCACAACGGCTGGCGATGACACCTCAAACCTTCTCAAACATTTATATGAAAGAGGAATGGCTGCTATCCAAGGACAGGAAGACTTGGAAAGATTTGGATTCTTCTGTTGGGAAGCACCAAAGGGCTGTGCCTTAGATGATGAGGAAGCAGTTAAGATGGCAAACCCTCAATTAGCATCTGGCATCCTAAACTGGGAATCAGTCAAGAATGAACTAGCCACAATGCCTGAACCAGACGCTAGAAGATAC